GCCGTCACTAATACTGAGGTCGGTCAGGGATGAAACATTGGTTGCGCCAGTGGCAACCCCGTCCAACTTAGTATGGTCTGCATCGGTGAAAACATTGCTATCAGTCGCACTATCAACGAGTGCGCGAATTTCTGCCGCGTCTTGGTCGGCTGTCGCACCAGCTTCTATGCCATCCAGTTTGGTGTGGTCTGCGTCAGTGAAAACATTGCTGTCAGTTGCGCTCTCAACCAATGCGCGAATTTCTGCTGCGGTTTGGTCAGCCGTTGCGCTTGCCTCGATGCCGTCCAGTTTAGTGCCATCAGCCGCAACGTCACGCCCGTCAACTGTGCCGCCTACAGTAATATTTCCAGTAATGTTGATAGAGCCAGCAGCGGGGCTAGTGAGCGTTACAGTGCCGTCATTAACGTCTGCAAGGTCAGCCATGATTTCACGAAAAGCGTTGTTGACATCGGCAGGATACATTTGGTTTTCACCAAGCGGAACATCCTCAACATCAGTATTGTTTGCTGCTGTATTGTCGTATTGAGTGATATTTGATTTAGTCATATCAGCCCTCTATAAGGTTTGGGTTACGCCCTTCAGCAGCGGCAACCATAATCTCTGTGTTTAACTCATTGGCCTTAACCATCTCATTGCGGAAGCTCTCAATAGCCGCGCCAGCGTGAGATGTTTGTCTGCCGTTTTCTATTAATAGCACAGGCAGCATAGACATGGAACAACCCCACTCAGAAATCTCTTCTCCTGTCTGCGGGTGCATACCACGCACCTCAATAAACCAAGCGCACTCCATTTGCTTGCAAGGCTCAAAGTTATTGAGGGGGCAGTTATGTTTGACCTCCAACTTCATTGGCTAGTCTTTTGCTGCAATGATTACATCCACATAAGAGACATCAAGGTCAATAGCTGTGCCTGTGAACGAGCCAGTTGAGTTAGGGTGTCCGTGACCAGACGCACCGCCAGAGGTTTCGGTTTGTGTGCCAGTGCGTTGGTCTCCAACATCATCGGTAGCTGCTACACGAAGATTAGTTCCGCTAGGAGCAGACGCATCAAACAAATCAATGTCGTGACTGTGAGATGGGATTTGAGATAGCGTTAGAGTGTGCGATGCAACAGTAACGGAAATAGAGCCAGCAGGCGTGTGACTTGCAAAGGCGGTCTCAAAAGCTACGCTACCACCAGTGCCTACAGTGCCGCTTGTAATACGCAAAGCCTTGTCATTATGCGTGGTGTCTTTTGTCCAACCAGTCGGTGCAGCAGTCTGTTGGAACAACATCTTTGTGCCAGACGGGAAAGCATCAATAGCTGTGCTGCCAATAGTTGCAGCATCAAAAGACGGAGATACGAGCTTGATAGTGCCGTCATTGACATCAGCCAAGTCAGCCATAATTTCACGGATGGCGTTGTTAATCCCAGCGGGACTACAGCCCTCGTCAATGTTTTGACTCTGCACATCCGTGTTAGATGCGGCAGCGTTTGCATAATCTCTAATACTATTCTTAGCCATGATTTATTCCTGTCCTAAAAGTCCCATTCCAACAGCAGATGGAACAGCCATAGTCCTAAGTGGTATCTCTTTTAATATACCATCAGCAGACTTTTTGGTTATTTTACCAGCATCAACAAGCGCGTTCAATGTTTCGCGTCTGGCTTTTGGAGTTGATGCCATCAGCAAGCGAACAACCTCAAGAGCTTCCTCATCAGACATACCACTACCAGCCTTTAAGTTACGAGCAATATTACCAGCAAAAACAAACCCAGCGCTTCTAGGGCTACCAGCGCCAATACGACCAGTAACAGCAGGGGTAGCGGATGAAATAGCCCTCTCAATAATCCCGACATCAACCTCAGATGCTTTTGGCTTCTTGGGACGCATCTCTTTAGCAGACTCAGCCATGTCTATTTCCTTACGCAAAACTCTTTCAAACTTTGAGAAAGATTTTTCATCAGGCCAAGCAGCGCGCAAAGCTGAAAGCTGCTTAGTTTCCAAAAGTTTTTTTAACTCATTAACCTTGTTGTCGGCAAGTTTATCTCTTACGGACTGAGAAACGCCAATCCTAAAGTTTTCCTTTTGAGCATCCGTTGCGCCAGAAAGAAACTTAGAAATTTGTTTTGGTTTCATGCGTTTCTCACCAGCCGCCAAAACATTAGCACCGTCTTCGGCAGCTTTAATAAGCTGCGAGTATTCTTCAAAAGCGCCACGAGCGTTAGCATATCGCGGATTAACATCATCCAATATGCGAACCAACTGGTCTCTCTGCTTTTTCAATATTCTTTTTTGATTGTTTCTTCCTGCTTTTGCTGCAACTGATATTTCATCATCAAGCTCGCGCTTTGCCAAATCAAAAACACGCATTACTTCTGGCGTTTCTTGCTTCGGATTTTTTGTAACAAACCTGTTTATCTTCGGAATTTTATAGCCTTCGTTCTTTAATATTTTTTTCGCCTCAGAAATAGCTTTTGATACGTTAGGAAGAGAAGCAACCTCCTTCAAACTTTTTCCTGATACTGGGTCTATCGCACTCATAAGTTCCTGACGAGCGCCAAAACCAGTGGGGTTAAACTCCATAGCCCCTTCGTATAAGGGGTCAGATTTCTGAGTGCGTAATGTAGAAAGAGAGCCAATAGTTTCATCAACTGATTGGTCTGGCAAGTCTGCCATTTCAGCGGTTAATCTGTCTATCCGTCCTGCTTCACGAGCAGCTAATTGTTTGCTAACAGCAGTTCTTGCTGCTCCTCTAGGCGCAGCAGCCTCTCCTACAATAGTCTGAAGCCCCTCACGAAGAGATGGAGTTGTTGCAATCTCTGCAAAAGTAATTGGCCCTTTTTCACCAACACGCTTTGCAACTTCTTCTGGCGTAATTCCAGCCGCATCCATTTGCTCAACAATGCGCTCAACCGCTCTTTTTTCTGGGGACTTTGTTAAACCCCTAATATAAGCTGGAGTAGCAGCAGCTACGCGCAAAGGAACTCCAAGCAAAGACAGGGCAGGCGGAGCTAATCCGCCGATAAGTCCACCAACTGTAGCGCCAGTCGCCTCTTGACCTCTTTCGGATAAGCCTAATCCTGCGGCTGTGCCATATGCTGCCCCCTTACCCATCTGAGCCAATAAGCCGCCACCACCAGTTGCCAAAGCAGATGGAACAGTTCCCAGCGCTTCAGATGCCGTTCCATATCCACCAGTAAGCTCACGAGCAGCCTCTACAGCTTCTTGTGGGCCTTCAACACCCACGGCAGCTAACCCCTTTGCGGGAAGCCCAAGCGTCAACCCCTGCAAAGCAAGAAGGTCAAGCGCTTGAGCCTCCTCTGTGCGAGGGCCAAGCGGCTGAAAAGCACCCATAACATTAGGTGACATTTGACGAGACTCTTCGCTAACCTCAAACATATCAGAAACAGCTTCAGACAAAGCAGACAACGGGCTGCGCTGGCTGCCCAAACCAACAGCAGAATCAAACTCATCTCTGTTCATATCAGAGTAAAACCTACCGTAAAGAGCGTCTCCAAGCTCTCTATCGGTCATATCTTTATACTGAGGGTACTCAGAGCGAATCTCAGCTAATGTCTTCATTATCGTATCCCCAATGGGTCACTTGGAGTAGTCGAGTCAGAAACAGAGGGGGGCTGCCGCGTAAAACTTAATGGTGTATGAGGCTGATAAACAGATGAAGTGGCAGCGCCAGCAGGAACTTGTCGAAGCTGAGAATTGTAAATATCTACATTGCTTTGGTATCTAGGAATAGACTGCTGCCTTAAATCAGCAATAATCCTTCTAACAACTTCCTTATTCTGAAGTGAGTCAAAATTACCACCAAGCGCGTTGATAACGCGAATAGCATCAAACTCAGTCATAACACCGCCGCCAACAATGTCTTCACGGAACATGCCAAGAAGCCCCTGAAGTTTTGCCCGCCCTTCAGCAGTGCTAAGTTCTTGCTCGGTAAGCTCTCCGCTATCAATAAAAGTTTTTACCGTTGTTTGAAGGCGGTCAAAAAATCTTTTGAAACCCTGCTCTGCCCCTTCCACAGAGTTTAAGTAATTATCTAAAGCCTTAATTCTGCGCTCATCTGTTCGTATGTCAGCTAGTTTTTCATCAAAATAATCTGACCTTTGAATATCTGCGCGACTATATTCAATAGCCCCCATAGGGACACGCTTTCTATTGCCTTGCTCATCTATATAAACTCGCTCAAGCGTTTTTTTATCTGCAAAAGTTTCAACAATATCACCATTAGGAAGGCGGTATGTTTTAGCGGAAACGACACCAGAAGCACCTGAACCACTTGCCCTAGCCAAATCAGCTTGAGCTTTTAGCGCATCAAGCATAGGCTTTTGCATAGCTTCTTCTTCAGCGGCGCGAAGAGTCGGCAACTGAGCGGCAATGGCAACAGGGTCAATGGGGCGTAATTTATCTAAGTCTTGAGCCGTCACCAAAGATGGCATACTAGCCCTTTGCATGGCAGTAAATCGAGCCATGTCGGCAATATTCCTAGCGGCTTGAGGTATTACAGGTGCTACAGCTTCACCAACACGACCAGCGAACCTTTGAACCCCACCAAGAAGTCCAGAGCCGACTCCTTGATTAGAAGGGAGTAAACCCTGCGGGGTAACACTTTGCTCAAGCGGATTCATTCGAGCCTGAAGGTTCTCAAGAGAAGGCAGATTTAAGTTCCGCAACATTCTAGGGTCAATAGCCATTTTAATTTCCACCAAAATATAAATCACTAAAGTCTGGCGCGGGTACTGAGAACGCAGAAGACCCGCCTAAATCAATGCCTGTATTATACGACGCTGGGGGTGCTGGCCTGTTCATAAAATTGCCAAATGCCTGACCAATCTGGGGGGCAGCAGCCATCAAAGCGCCGCCCGCCAAGCTGCCCGATGAAGGCGCATACAGTGGTTGAGTTACATTACTACCAACAGTAGAGCCTCGAACAATATCAGAGAGCCTCTGTGTTGCCGTTACGGGAGCTTGTCGAAGGGCGTACTCTTCTCCAGACAGCAGGCCACCAAGACCAAGACCGCGTTGAATATTCTCAAACGGCATAGCCCCAACAGCAGAAGCGCCTGTAAGGCCAGCGCCAACATCAACTGTGCGTTGACCTGCAAGACTGCCAAGACCAGAAGCCCTAGACAGGTCTGTCGATATATCCTGTTGCCGAGCCTGCAAGGCCAGAGGAGACATAGCCCCAAAACTTGCGTCAGCTAATGCGTCGGCAAATGCTTTACTGCCCAAGCGACCACCAGCAGCAAACTGAGAGGTTACAGGACGCATCGCTCGCTCAACCGCACGTTGACTTGCTGCAAGAAACTCAGGGGAATCCATTGTCGAGCCAGTTGTGCCTCGATAAATGTCAGCAGCCTCACCCAGAAGACCACCGCCACCAAGAAGCCCAGATACGGCACGTTCACCAGCAGCCTGAAATGGGTCATCAGCAGCAGCGCGAGTCATGCCTCTTTCTACAAGACTGCGCTCATAAGGAGAAAGAGTTTGGATGTCCTCAAGAAGACCCCTCTGCCTAATGTCTTGAATTTGATTTGCAATCGCTTCGTATTCGCCAGCAATGTAGTCTGGTGGAGTAGTTTTTTGGACAGATGTCCCAACCTGACTAGCGCCGCCTGCCGCGTTAGCGCCTATTGCCGCCGAGCCAATCATTCCCGCCGCTGTCCATGCTCCGCTCATTTTGCGTTCCTTACTTCTTCAATAAATTTTTCTAAAAAACAACTGTCTTTAGGGTTTACCTTAACATCATCAAATGTTTTTGCAAAAATTTCCTGTTCTGCATCAGTGATATTTGTAGCCTCTGAAACGTGAACCGTTATAAAATAACAGTCCTCATGCACAACAACCGCCCTCATAGTCCCAACTTCTGTTATTGAATAATATGGAGCTTTCACTCTTTTTGTACCATCTTTTTCAACTATTGTCACATCCCCTTCCAATAATATTAAAGGGTAGTTAGTGTTGTGTATCTTGCTTACTATTGTGTGATTTGCTGGCGCTCTAAACTCTCTGATGTACTGCTTCTCAGTAAAGCTATGGTCAACGGGCATAACCACAGGAAGCATATTATCTCCCAAGCAATCCTCATGGCTATCTATCTCTTTTTTTAGTGTCATTATTCTTTCTTGCCATAGCTCTTTAGCCCGCTTCTGCTCAAGAAATAACCAAACATCCTCAAACTTAAAAGGAAACTCTTTGTCCGAGGATTGCAAAAACTCATCAAAACCTATCTTGGCATAATCTTTTGCTGTCATCTCTGTCATGGCTATCTCCTTATCCTATAATAACATAACCAATGTTTGTATCGTGACCGTGGTTAATATGACCAACAACAAAACTACCATTTGACCTAGAGCTAATCCACGGATGGGAATGTGTAATGTCATGCCCAAGACCAACAAATAAAACAATACTATTTACGCTTGCACGGCGGTCATTAACGGTTGTTGTTGTAGT